ACTGACACCCGCGCAGCGTCGAATCGCGGACCTGCTGCGTATCGCGCCGAATCCCGAGATGGGTGCGATGGACTTCCGCTCGACCATCCTGGCTCACGCCCTCGTCTACGGCAACGGATACGCCGAGATCGAGCGCGACACGCTCGGTCGACCCGTGCGTCTCTGGCTCCTCGACCCGGCCGCGATCTCGGTGCAGCGAGTCAACGAGTCTCTCGTCTATGCGATGTCGACCGGAGGCAGGCGCATCCTGATGCCGGCCGACGATGTCCTGCACCTGCGCGGCCCGTCTCAGGACGGCATCGTTGGCCTTTCTGTCGTGCAGCTCGCGCGCCAGGCGATCGGCCTCGGGCTGGCTGCCGAGCAGTACGGGTCGTCATTTTTCGGTCAGGGCGCGCGCCCGTCAGGCGTGCTCGAGCACCCGGGACGACTCTCCGACGATGCCCGGATCCGCCTGCGCGGAGACTGGGAGCGTCTGCACTCCGGCGTCGACAATGCGCACCGGGTCGCCATCCTCGAGGAGGGGATGAAATGGTCGACAACCAGTCTGCCTCCCGATGACGCGCAGTTCCTGCAAACAAGAAAATTCCAGATAGAAGAGATCGCTAGATGGTTCTCGCTACCATTGAGCAAGCTCAGGTCGTCCGAGTCGTCAAGCTACAACAGTCTCGAGCAGGAGAACCAGGCTTTTCTGACCGAGACGCTGCGCCCTTGGCTGATCAGGATCGAGCAGGAGATCAGGCTGAAGCTCATCGATGACCCGACTCTGCATGTCGAGCATCGTGTCGAGGGACTCCTGCGCACGGACATCTCGGCCCGGTATGGAGCCTACGCGATTGGTCGGCAATGGGGCTGGCTCTCGGTCAACGAGATCAGGTCTCTCGAGGGACTCGATCCGGTCGATGGTGGCGATATTTATCTGTCTCCGCTGAATATGACCCCAATCAACGCGAACACACAGCAGGCACCCGAAGCGCAATCCACGACAGCACCTCTGTCTCCATCGGTCGACGTGGCCGCGACGGCGCTCAATGGAGCGCAGGTGACATCCCTGCTCGAGATCGTGACGCAGGCCAGTCAGGGTCTCATCACGATCGACACGGCCAAGGCATTGGTCGGTGCCGCATTCCCGACGCTGTCGCAGCAGACCATCGACGCGATATTCGGGCGCATGGTCATTCAGTCGCCGGATGCTGACCAGACTCGGGCGCTGTACGACTCGATCGATTTCACGCCGCCGCAGGGCGTGCGCGACGAGGCGGCTCGAGGTCTCGAGTGGCGACGACAATACGGACGCGGAGGCACCGAGGTCGGTGTCGCTCGAGCTCGCGACCTGGCCAACGGGCGCAGCGTCTCGCCCGAGACGATCGCGCGCATGGTCTCCTATTTCGCGCGGCACGAGGTCGACAAGGAGGCCGAGGGATGGTCGCCAGGCGAGGATGGATATCCGAGCGCCGGACGCATTGCCTGGGCTCTCTGGGGTGGTGATCCAGGTCGCACCTGGGCGCTGTACCTGTCCAGTCGCATGCAGTCCGAGCAGGAGGCCAGCACATGATCGAGACACGACTCGCGGCCGTGAGCATCGACGCGGGACGACTCATCGGATACGCCAGCGTCTACGGCCCGCTGTCCGAGGATCTGGGTGGGTTCCGCGAGAGAGTCGCGCCGACCGCGTTTGAGCGATCGCTTGAGTCCGGTTCGGATGTCCGCGCCCTTGTCAATCACGACTCGACTCTGGTGCTCGGTCGTCGCCAATCCGGCACGCTGCTGCTACAGTCCGATCAGCGCGGCCTGCTGGTCACGATACGACCACCCGAGACACAGTACGCCAGCGACCTCCTGCGTCTCATCGAGCGCGGGGACGTGTCGCAGATGTCGTTCGGTTTTCATGTTCGTCGTGACAGCTGGGAACAGGCTGGCCACGGACGCACCCGGGTACTCGAGGATGTGGACCTAGTCGAGGTCTCCGTCGTCACGATCCCGGCTTACCCGGACACCTCGGTCGCGATCCGCTCGCGCGACCGCTGGTCTCGTCACCTCGAGCGAGTCGCGCGAGTGCGAGCACTCGTCGCGGGAGGATTCCGATATGCAGGATCGCGCTAGTCTCGTCAGCGCCCGCGAGCGTCTCGCGAGCGAATTGACCACGCTTACATCGGGCGAGGCCCGTGAGTGGACTCCCGAAGAAGAAGCGAAATTCAACGCGCTTGAGAGCGCCGTGCAGGCCATCGACTTTCGCCTGATGGCGATGGAGGAGGCGATGGACATTGAGCCAGTGGCACCAGCTGTCGAGGAGAACAGCGCGTCATCTCCAGAGGTGTCAGCACCTGTCGAGAACGAGGTGCCTCGCAGCACTCGCCGCGCTCCCGCCATGCCACTGGGCGCGCCTCACATCGTGCGTGACCTGGGCGATCGCAACAGCGAGCGCGATCGCGCGATGGCGCTGCGCGGCTTCCTGCTCGGGCCGAACGCGGGCCGGAATGAGCGCGCCGCCATGATGCGCAACGGCATCGAGATCGGAGCCGATCGCATCGACCTTCGCGCCCAGACCACCACCACAAACTCCGAGGGCGGTTTCACGGTCCCGGCCGGGTTCCTGGCGGAGCTCGAAAGAAAAATCGTCTACTACAATCCGCTGCGCCAGGTCGCTCGCGTGATTCGCACCGACAGCGGCAACTCGCTCCCGTTCCCCACCATCGACGACACGAGCAACAGCGCTGGCCTGGGCACCCAGAACACGGCTCCCAGCGCCACCGACATGGTTTTCTCGAGCGTGACCCTGTCGGCCTACCGCTATCAGAGCCTCGTGATCTTGAGCAATGAGCTGCTCCAGGACACGGGCATCGACATCGTGACCGAGGTCGCCTCGATCTTGGGTGAGCGTATCGGTCGCGCCGAGGCGACCTACCACACCACGGGCACGGGCAGCTCACAGCCGCAGGGCGTGGTCACGGGCGCGAGTGCTGGTGCCACCTCCACCACGGCTACCGCGATCAGCCTGGCCAACCTCATGAGCTTGTACAATTCGCTGGACTTCGGCTACCAGCAGAACGCCTCGTTCATGTTGCATCAGAGCGTGTGGAGCAACATCCTGCAGCTGGCGGACTCTCAGTCGCGTCCCCTGTTCCTCGACCTGCTCAACGGCAATCAGCCGAGACTGCTCGGCTATCCCGTGATCGTGAATAACGCGATGGCCAGCTCAATCGCGGCCACCAACGTCACCGCCCTTTTCGGCGATTTCTCCAAGTACTTTATCCGCGACGCAGGCGACATCCAGATCATCCGGATGAACGAGCGCTATGCGGACCAGTACAGCACCGCGTTCCTGGCAGTCCGCCGCTCGGACGCCAAGGTCGCCCAGAGCGCGGCGATCAAGAAGTTGACGCAGTCCTCGGCCACAACCACGACGACAACCACCTGATGCGAGAGCGCAAGGCGAACACGCGAGACATCCGATACCCGGTCACCATGGCCGGGCTATCGGATTTTCTACTCGTGCTGTCGTCCTTTCCCGTGGCGTGCAAAGCGGCGCTCAGGCGCAGCGCTATCCTCCTCGGGAGGCTGGTCACGCGCGAGGCCAAGGCGCGCGTGCCAAGCCGGAAAAAATTTGTCCGCGTCGACAAGAAACGATACCCCGTTGTCGGCTTCACGGGCGCTTTGCGCAAGTCCATCGGATTCAAGGCGCACCTCGCCAAGGATGGCGTGTACGTCATGGTCGTCGGTCCGAGGACGGCCGGGAAATTCGACGCGCTCGCGTTCTGGCCGCGCTATCGCGGGGCCAAGAATATCATCACGAAGGTGGTGCCAAAATGGTACGCGCACCTCGTCGAGCACGGGCATCAGCTCGTGCGATTCGGGCGCAAGACGGGCCGGCGCGTCCCGGCCCGTCCATATCTCAGACCAGCCATGGATGCCGGCAACGCTCGCGTGCTGGAATTCGTGCGCGACTCGTTCGAGGCCGCGATTGAAAAACTGATCATCAAGGGGCAGATCACGATGCCGTCGGAGTCGCAGCCATGAGCGCCATCGGCCTCGCCCTGCGCACATACCTGTCGGGTCGCGCCGGTTATTCCGCGACCATCCCGGGAGGTATCTCTCCCGAGGTCGCGGGTGTCGGCTCCTCGATGCCTTACGCCGTCTACCAGCTCACGAGTGCAACACCACAGATGCAGCTCTCAGGCACCCCGGCAGTGCGAACCGAGAGGGTGCAGGTCACGGTCGTCTCGACGACACGAGCCAGCGCGGCGGTCGTGGGCGACTGGATCCGGGCGCAGATCATCGCGTCACCGGGTCGACAGACCATCGGGTCCACGCTGGTCCATCACTGGCGAGTCGAGGATGTTTCGCATCTCGCGGAGGTCGTCGGTGATGGCGACGACGAGCCGCTGCGCGTGACCGTGCTCGATGTGCACGGCACCTATCAGGAGTCCTAACATGCCTAATCAGGTTGGTGCGGGATCGTCCGCGTCCTATTGCACGATCACGGGTACCACTACCGGGACGACCGCGACGATATCGGGATTGATCTCGATCGGCGCGAACAGCAGGCAGACCACATTCGCCGACGTGACGGCGCTGTCCGACACGACCATGCAGCGCATCCCGGTGCGCAACGATCCGGGCACCGTGCAGCTGACAATCTTCCTTGACGACACAACGACGGCCAGCAACCTGTTCACCACGCTGAACACGCGCAGGACCAGCAAGGTGCACACCCGCGTGACCGTAAACCTGCCCGGCAATAACACGGACGACCTCCTGATCTATGACGGATACATCCAGGAGATCTCGACTCCGGAAGTCGCCGCCAACGACGACGCCCTGCGTTTCACGATCACGATGCAGCTGTCAGACAAGGACAACTAAAATGGCTCTCAGTCGAGATCAAATGCTGGCCCGATCGACGCTGCGCATCGAGCGGGTCTCCGTGCCAGAGTGGGACGGCGAGGTGTGCGTGCGCGAGCTGACTGCTGGCGAGCGCGATCGCTGGGACGCCTGGCAGATCGACCACACGGGCCCGGAGCGATTCGCGGACCTGCGCGCCCGCCTGCTGATTATGTGCGTGTGCGACGAGTCGGGCGCTCGAATATTCGGCGACGATGATGTGCAGCGCGTCTCGGGCCTGCCAGCCGTGGTCCTGACTCGCATCTGGAACGTGGCCGTCTCGCTGGCCGGGCTGGCCGGAGAGCCGGAAAAAAACTGATCTCGGATCCGGCGAGGCGATTTCGCTTTCGCTTGGCCGGATACCTCGGGATGACGGTCGGTGAGCTGGAGGATCGCATGTCAGCCCGCGAGCTGGCCGAATGGGCCATGCTGGCCCGCATCGATCCGTGGGGCGTGCATCGCAGCGACCTCCAGCTCGCGCTGGCCGCGTGGTCACCCATCGCGGCGGCGGGAGGCCGAGCCAAGGTCGAGGACTTCCTGCCTCCTGACCGATCCGAGGACTTTCGTGCCATCAAGGAGCAGGACGCGCACCAGGTCGCGGCCGCCAGCGGCGCGAAGGTCATGAGCAAAAAGGAGCTTTTCGGTGGCTAATCGCATCGCCGAGATGAATGTCAAGGTCGGGTTCGATGGCAAGGACGCCATCAAGGGCTCCGGTGACGTCGTCGACTCGATGAGGAAGGTCGTCAGTGAATCCGATCGCGTCGCAAAGGCGGAGGCCAAGGGTCGGGCGATGCGATTGGCAGGTCTCAACGCGCTCGAGATTCAGCAGAGCCAGCAGCGTGACGCGACCAAGGAGCGCCGTCGTGGCATGACGGTGGCGCAGATCGAGCGCGATATGGCTCGTGAGCAGATGGCAGAGCGTCTTAAGGGCATGAACGCCCTCGAGCGACAGGAGGCGATCGAGGCTGAGAAAAAGCGCGCCCGTCGCATGGGCATGACTGCGGCCCAGATCAAGAAAGAAATCGAGGCCGAGGAGAAAACGCGAAAGGTCGAGCCGAAAACGAGCCTCTTCGAGCGGGTCGGCATCAAGGGTCTCGCCGACGCAAAGGCAGGCCTCGAGATGATTCGAGGAGTCATGCAGACCTTCGTGATAACGCCGGTCGCGGCGGCAGTCAGCATCATGAAAATGGGCAGCGCCCTGGACAACATGAGGACAATCGCCTCCGGTCTCGAGACGCAGCTCGGGGGCGGGGCGAAGGCCATCGAGTCGCTGCGCGCCATCTCGCTCGAGACGGGTGCTCCGCTCGACGATTTGAACAAGGCCATGCTGGCCTTGAGCGCCTCGGGCATCTCGCTCGAGGAGTCGGCCACGATGATCGGCCGTGCCAGCAACGCGATTACGCTGCTCGGTGGCGGAGCGGAGGCGGCCAACACGGTCGCCTCGGCGCTGGGCTCGCTCCAAGAGTCGGCACGCGCGAGCGAGGCATCGCTGCGCCCTCTGCAGGCCAGCGGCCTGAATGTATTCGGGGCACTGGCCAAGGAGATTTCGAGGTCGACCGGCCAGGCCGTCACGTTGGCCGAGGCGATGGAGATGCTGCGCGAGGGCAGCGTGCTGTCGAGCACGGCCGTGCGGGCTGTGTTCACGGCCAGCAACGACGCAGCGGCTGCGGCCGAGGCGGTCGGCAACTCGTTCGCGGGACAGCTCGCGAAATTGAGCGCCGGATTCGACGATTTACTGCGAGAGATCGGCTCTCAAATGCTCAAGATATTCGAGCCCGAGAGCGGCCTGTCCTTCCTGCGCGGGATGTTCGAGGGCATCAAGGAGACTGTCAAGGGTATCGCGGATGCGATGGGCATGGCGGTCGATCCCAAGGACAAGGGCGCGAAGCTCAAGGAGATATTCGAGAGCGGCAAGCAATTCGGAGAAAAACTGGGCAAGGCGCTCGTCGATGGTGCCAAGCTGATCGGTGATGTGATAAACAAACTCCTTCCGGACCTGCAGAAAATCATCAAGGATATCAAGGATCTGGACCTCGGCAAGGCGGGAGGAAAGCTAATCGCTGGTGCGGTCAAGGCACCATTCGAGGGCGGCAAAAGTCTTGGCGAGCAGATCATGTCCGACATCGACAAGGGATTCAATCTGGGCATCGCTCCCGGCAAGGGCAAGCTGGACCAGATCATCGCAGAGACCGAGAGGATGAAGGAGGCCGCTCGTGGCGGGAAATTTGACGGCGAGATGATCATCGGCGATTTCGACAACATCGAGGAGGCACTCGACGGGTTCGACAAGGTCACCGAGGACTTTGTCGCCGAGCTTATCAGGCAGACCGAGGATCTCAATCAGGCCAACAGGTCAGCCGAGCAACTGCGCAAGGAGGTGATGCGCGAGCAGGCGACCGAGGCCGAAAAATTCGCGACGAGGATGGCCAAGGTCGAGAGTGATCTCGCGCAGGCATCAGGCGCAAACGAGGCGCAGCAGGCACTCCTGCGCGGCGCTCTGGGCCGCCAGGTAGGTCGAGACATCCAGGGCGCTATCGAGAGATTCAGGTCGCAGCAGCAGCAGGATCTGCCGCGCGCCTTGGTGGCGGGATCGGCCGAGGAGGTCGAGGCCCGCATCCGGGCCGAGCGAGGTGTGCAGACTGAGGAGCAGGAGATGCTGGCCGCTCTCGAGGCGCAGGTGCGCCAGGGCGACCAGCAGATCGCGGCCCTCGACCGCCTCGTCGCGATCGCGGCCGCCAACGGCAAGGCACCAGCCACATTGGTCATGCCGAAATAAGGGAGCGTATCAATGGCATATACGTTGTTTGCCGAGGTGCATGCCGGCCGTCAGGCGACGGTCGACGCGAAATACAATCGCACATACACGCGGGTCTTTCTGGTTCGCACGGATTCAGCGACATACGGACCCTACTACGCGGGGTCGCACCCGAGCCTGCCGCTGATTTTCTCGGCGCATCCCGAGGATGCCAACGCCTTCCTGCTGTCACTGTCTCCGTCGCAGGATCAGGACGATCCGCTGCTCTGGAGGGTCACGGCGACCTACGGCTATAACATCGACATGGCCGCAGCGGGCAGCGCACCGTCCGGGATACCTGCCGTCGACACGCAGCAGCAGGGTGTCGCTCCCGCGTCGCGAGTGGCGACTCCGACATCGAGGGGACGCGACTATCAGATCGCGACCAACTCTTATCCTCTATCTCTGGCCGAGGCGTATTACACGGGAACGAACAGCATGCAGCCCGTGGAGAACTCGGCAGGAGAGCCACTATTGCCACCGCTCACGGGTGTCTATGGTGGCGCGACGATCACGGTCGGACTCAACAGCGTGAACAGTCCGAGCGCATCCTGGATACAGTCGATCGGATACATCAACGCGGCCAGCTACACGATCGGACCCTATGTGATAGGCGCGAAGCTCGCCAAGCTCAATTCGGTCAGCGCCCAACTCGTCTACGAGAACGCGGTCTCCTACTGGCGCTGGTCACTCGTGTTTGAGTATCGCCCAAATGGCTGGGGCATAACCTTGGCCAACATGGGGAAAAATGTGCGCACGACGGCGGGCAGTGAGACGCGCGTGCCGATCGCTCCGAATGGCATACCGATCAGCCATCCCGTTTTTCTCAATAGCACGGGCACGGGCGTGTGGACCAGTGCCGAGGCCGTGAGCGTGAAATATCGCACCTATCTCCCATACAATACGACCACATTCCCGAGCCTGTAGGAGTCCATCATGCCGGGATACCTGCTCGACGAGGACAGCATCGCCCGCCTGGCGAAGATGCTGCGCGACTACGAGCAGGGCAACCTCGGCGACCTGATGCCCGCGATGCGGGCCGAATATGGCACCGTGCCAATCGTCAATTATGTCAGGTGCACAGGGACGGCGACGAGTGGCACCTATCCGGGCCAGCTCGTGAGCTACGACAGCATCCTCGCGACATACACGGACACGCTGGCCGTGCGGCTCGTCGACATTAACGGCGGCACGCTGGCCAATAACACGAGGTATCTGGCCCGATACGCGGGGCGCACCTCGGGAGGAGATCCGCTCTACATCACGGACTCGAGCTCGACCTCGGGAGGCGCGATCCTGTCGATCGATGTCGTCACCTCGATCTCGTGCGTGGACGGCGCGATCACCCCGGTGTGGACCACGATCTGCATCCCGGGCGGATATGTGTGCAATACGACCACGACGACCACTAGCACGACGACGACAGCAGCTCCGACAACGACCACTACCACGACCGAGGGAGGCTGATGTCGACCACGACTCCCTATCCGATCTGTGAGACTACGTGCACCTGGATCTGGACGGCCGCAGGCTGGGAGATCCTGTCGAGCGATTGCGTCGCGCCGTGCGAGTGCACCTATGAGCCACCATCGCCAGGTGAGTTTATTGGCCAGGAGGTCTTGACCTGGTGCCTCGAATCGATCACGACCACGACGACGACACAAGAGCCGACGACGACGACTACCACGACACCGTGTGCCGGTGAGTGCGTGTATTTTTGGACGGGTGAAATATGGTATTTGATAACCGATGCGTGTTCAAACAATCCCGGATGCTACTGCCTACCGCCTCCTGAATATGACGGCTCATACCCATATGAGACTATATTTGTAGGCTGTAGTGATGAATCGCCACCGACGACAACCACGACAACCACGACGACCAGTAGCACGACGACAAGTACGAGTAGCACGAGCAGTACATCGACCACGACATCGACCAGCACGACGACGACAACGACCACGGCAGAGCCGTGCACGGGCACCTGCACCTGGCGCTGGAATGCGACGAGCGAAACGTGGCTGAAATACGGTGCAGGTAACTGTAGCGAGGGATGCTCATGCCAGGCACCGAGCGAGCCCGGCACGGAGGATGGTGAGCATCAGACGGCACCGTGTGCGCGACTGAATTGTTCAAACTGCTGCGGCACGACAAATTGCTGTTTTGTCCCGGCATGTTGCGCGACGGCTCCGATTAACGCCGTGACACCGAGGACTCTCACGGTCACTGTAATCGATAACACGCCAGGATCATGCATCGACGGATTCTCGTTCTCGATCGTGTTCCTGCAGTCGACCTCGTACATGAGCGGAGGATACATCATCACGAATTATTATTACTACACAACAGGTAGTATATTAAACAGTAATATCGCCAATGTGCCCGTGCCATCATGCAACGGCATCGGTTCGGCGTATCTTGCTCCTCCATATGATTGCAGCGGCGCTGATGTCGGATGTTCGCACGATGTCGTCATCAGCATGTTTATGCAGATGCAAATAATAACCGACTTTTATGGTGATAGATCAGATTGCCGATTATCGGCGGTATTATACCTGGGCACAGGAGGCAAGAACATCTATAACAATTGCACAATTGTGGGCACGCCCAGTCAATATGACCATCAAATCGAAGAATGCCAATATCCATTTAGTGCCACTTTTGACAAGAATCCTGGATCTGGCACATACTCATGCCAGGAAACTTTCCAGGCACCTAGCCAAACATTGAAATTCTCAGGCATCGGAGATTTCTCCATCGTGGTGACAGAATGAAACCCTGTCGCCACACAGCACCGAAACCGGGCTGCCGCGTCTGCTGGCTCTATGAGCACGACACCAGATATCGCGCGCTCTGGGGCGGTGATCCTGCAACGGTCACACCATCGATCGCGACACCTCCGCCTCCGCAGATCACGCCCGAGATGCGGGCCAAGCTCGACCTAATCAAGGGGCGCATCCGTCTCCCGTGCAAATATCTGGGCGAGGCGCTCGAGACAAAATCCGGTTGCGGTTGCGGAGCATCCTCTCTCCGGCGACAATGCGCCCTCCTCGGATCGTGTCGCATCTACGCGCCCCGCGCGAGCGACATCGAGACGGTGGCGCAATGTGTCGGATGCGAACAGTACGAGGCACGAGATGTCGAACCCTAAATTGACCATTGGCATGGCGACCTACGACGACGCCCAGGGCGTCTGGTGGACGCTGGCGAGCCTGCGCGCTCATCATGTCGACCCGCATGACGACGATGTCGAGCTGCTCGTGATCGATGACATGCCTGGCGGATGCGAGGAGACGCGTCGAGTATGCGCACTCTCGTCCGCTCGATATGTCCGCCACTCGAAAAATCTCGGCCCAGCGCACGCGAAGAACACCATATGGGAGCACGCTCGTGGCGAGTATGTGCTGATGCTCGACTGCCACGTGCTGCTCGTGCCGGACCACATCGAGTACCTGCTGGCCGGGATCGAGCAGGATCGAGTCGGCTCCGACATGTGGGTCGGCCCGCTGCGCAACGAGAGCGGAGCGATCATCGCGACCGAGCTCGCGCCCCGAATTCGCGGCGACTTTTTCGGCACCTGGCACGTGCAGGCCAGCACGGAGCTGGTGCGACCCGTGCACGCTCACGGCAGCGCCTACGCGTTCATGCGTCGCTCGCGCTGGCCCGGGTTCAGCAATCATTTTCGCGGATTCGCCGGGGAGGAAATTTACATCCACGACAAGGTGAGGCAGCAGGGCGGGTCCGTGATCTATCACACGGCGCTCGGCTGGGTGCACCGTTTCGCCCGATTCGGTGCCGTGCCGTATAAATTAACGCTTAACGATAAGTGTCGGAACTACCTCATCGCGGCGTACGAGTGCGGCTGGAATGTGGAGCAGTTCGCGACCTATTTCGCGAAACGCCTCCCGCCGGATCAAATGACCTCCATCGTGTATGATGTGGAGGGGATCTATCCCGGGATCATGACGGCGCATCCGTCTGGCCCGAGGTTCGAGGCGCTCGACTAGGAGGCTAGCATGGACCAGGTCGTGAATGAATTCTCGGGCGCGTCGTATTTTCTCGCCCTGGTCATGTCCGGTTTTGCCAGCTGCCTGTGGTGGTTCGCCACGCACATCCTGATCCCGGTCCGCGACGATCATCGGGAATTTTTGAAAAAATTGGACCGCAATCTCGAGCGCCTGACCGAGCAGGTCGAGGCTCTCCCGTGTCGCATGCGAGCCGAAGCTCCGACATATCTGCGATCGATCCCGATAGATGAGGAGGAACGGGTGCAATGATATGGATCAGCATCCTGGCGCTGGCGCAGGTGACTCTGCCGGCCGAGATCCGGGGCGAGCCCGGATCCTTCGTGCCTGTGCGAGCCGAGACACAGGGCGAGCTCGTGCGATTCGTGGCGATCGACTCGGGTCTGCAGGTGTTCCCCGATGGGTTGCTGACCGACAAAAAGGCGACTGTCGTGATCGCTCCCCGGTCCGGCCGCTACCGACTCCTCGCCTACAGCGCGATCTCTGGCGTCCCCACCGAGCCCGTGGTCGTCTCGGTCGTGATCGGTGACGGATCTCCGACGCCTCCCGCTCCTCCCATGCCGCCGATGCCGGAGGCGGACAAGCTGCGTGATGCCCTCACCGGCATCTATGGCGGGCATGTCGAGCCCGACAAGGCGCGCAAAACTCGACTCCTGAGCCAGGTCTACACGCGTGGAGCGACGCTTTCGCGTGATCCCGCGATCGGCACGACCTCGGCGCTGCTGGCCGCGCTGGTCAGCGAGCGCGGCAAATCTGATTTACGGGCCGGCGACATCACGCCGATCCGTGAGAGGATCGCGGCCGAATGGTCGGACCGGCTCGGCGATGCGGATCAGTCGATGACGCCCGAGATGCGTGACCGGGCATCCGCTCTCTGCACCCGGATCGCCGCGATCCTCGGGGAGCTCGCCCATGAGTGACTGGTACACGCCGGGATGGATCGACGATCGGGACGCCGTGCAGGAGATCGTCGGCACGCTGGCGCATCCCGATGTCGAGGACACGGTCGTCGGCGAGGTGGACTCCTCCGCGCTGCCGGAGCGGGTGCATCTGTGGGAGATCGTGCGCAGGGTCACGGGTGGGCTCCTGCCACCGCGCAACCAGGGACGTGTCGGAGCCTGCGTCGGATTCGGCGCGGCACGAGCCATCGAGTACACGATGTGCGCCGAGATCGCGGCCGGCGATCCCGAGCAGTTCCACGCGCTCGCGGCCGAGGTGATCTACGCGGGAGCTCGTCGATGT